GTTTGGGCTGGGGTGGAGGGTTTGGGGGCTTAGCTGGGGCAGACTTAGCCTTAGGTTTCTTAGGAATTAGTTGTTTCTTTGACTTCTTGGGCATTTTGAAACTTTGTTTCACGGTCAGCACATAATGCGCCTGGATGCAAACCCATATTTCTAGTGTTGGCGCGCAACGAATGGACAACTTAAGCGTCAAGCTGAGCACACTGCACGAACAATGCGCTGGAAACGAGCACGGGCCATTTGCTATCAAAAGCAGGCTTCAACGAATCCAAAACGTCACTAGGGAAGCAATTGTAAATGTCGTGGAAAAAAGCCACAGTAGTGGCATCGTAATCCAGTTTGGTCAAAACGTGAGCCTTATGGTGGTCAACCAGTGCTCTAGCTTCAACGGTTCTATATTTTTCCAAGACTTTATCAATATACTCGCACAAAACAGGTACGACTCTACTGTCCCTATACAAGCCCAGGGCCACACCTTTCAAATGTTGGGCTGGTAGCATTTTCAAATTTAGAGTAAGTCCTGACTTGGACAAAACCCTAAATGGCATAGGGGCTAGAACAGTTCCAGAGTCTGTAGGCCAGAATCTGGCAGAACAAAAAACAGCCATGTTGGACGGTCGGTGGTTCGGTTTAGCACGCAATCCAAATTTAAGCATGAAACCTTTCCAATCGAACCGGTCGACACGCGGGTCAGAGTAGAACAAAGCGACATCGTCACCTAGAACTACCATGTGATAATCATTAACACCAATGATCGCCATGCCAACCATGTGTACGAAAGCCGTAATAATAGAATTGCCAACACTAGTGGTAGGTTCACCGGAACGGCGAGTACCCCTAACACGATACCGTACGCCACTAGGAGTACAACCGTGTGTGCGCCACATTTTTGACAAAACATCTAAGATCTTCGTAGGCACTCCAAGATGCTCATACACGGTTCTCTCAACGTTGAGAAGTTCGAGACCTATTGAACCATCATATCCCGAAAAGTCGTTCTCCAAAACACGCGAATGACGCCAGGATGACAGACAAGGAGTATCCTTCCCAATGTTGTGCACATAGTCCAACTGTTCAAAACCAAAACAATCGTATTCACCCAAAAAATCTTCAAGATACCTTGGATCACGTGACCTGTAGGGTCCGCTCATGGCGTAGCGAGCAATCATCTCACTAGATTTGCCTGCACAATACATCCACTTTGGATGCCAAGCATGATGATGTACGGCCATGATCTTGGATATGCCCAAACAGGCAGGACCAACGGTAACATTCAAGCGGTCCTTCAGACCTTGTATCAACCTTTTTGCTTTGTCTTCA